TTGCCAACCTTGACAGTTTTAAGGAAAATGAATTATGCTGATGATATGTTTGATATGGCGTTAGTACCTGTCACGGAAAGTGTTGGAGGGTTTGTACCTAGTTTGATGAGACAAACAGCGCAGACGCTAGACCCAACCGCTAGAGAAACAAAGGGGGAATCCCCGATCGATACAACCATTAATAAGGTTAAAGCTAATATCCCAGGGTTAAGGCAAACACTAGAACCTAGAGTATCACCTTTTGGACAGGAAATTAAATACCCTGGTGGAGCTGTGCAAAATTTGATTAACCCTAGCCTTAAAAGTGTATACACTCCTAGCGAAACAACCAAAAAGTTAAAGCAGCTCGAAGATTTGACAGGAGAAAACATTCAGTACCCAATGGACAAGGCACCGGCATATGTCACTGAGAAAAAACAAAAAATAACATTAACTCCCAAGGAAAAGACGGAATACCAAAAATACGCAGGGCAAGAAACCGAAAAAATATACAAGCAACTGTTGCTTAATAAGAATTTAGGCAATTTAAGTGATGCACAATTACAGGCACTAGTGAAATCATTACAGAAAGCGAACCAAGACGCTAGAGAAAAGGCAAAAATGGCATTGATAAAGAAAAGGAAATAAAGTAGGTATTGATACATTTATCTGTAAGGCGTATTATTGAAGTAACATCAATAACGGAGGTAATTAATGGAGAAATTCGATTTTATTACCGGGAAACATATGTTGGCTTTGTGGCTGTTTTATTCTGTATTTGCATGGATTCTTCCAGAACAAATTATGGGATATGACCACAGCATTACAACGGCCATTGGTCGTGGATGGATAGCTATGATGATATGGGTTGTAGGAAATGCATTCGTAGGTACTATATTTGTAAAAAAGGAGTCTAACAAATATGAATAAAACTTATGACTAAGAGAGCAATCTTGATATGAACGCGATAATAACCGCAGTATTGGTAATAATAGCTTATATACTATACCCATATCTACATGATCTAATTTATAGGAGGCGTTGAAATATACGCTTCCTTTTCTTTTGGGAATAACGGAGAGGGGAACCGCAAAGTAACTCCCTCCCCGACCGCAAACAAGGCGGTAAATTATTATACCGCACTTGACGGGAAAATGCAAACAAGGAGGACACCTATGGAAGAAAGAGACTTATTTATAAACCTCATAGACTTATCCACAAAGCAGATGGAACAAAGCGACAAATACAATAAACGCTTTTTCCTTCTAACACTCACAGCAATTATAGTTATAACGCTCAGTATGTCAGTGGTGATGATGTACTTCACCAACAACTATTTCAACACCCCGTATGAATACCCTGAACAATCAGTGACCAACACAAACACTAATACTAACACGAATGGAGGAATTGAATAATGCCTAAAAGAGCAAAACCACCGAAGCCAGCAAAGCCAGCAAAAACAAAGAAAATACCCAAAACACCAAAACCAATAAAATACCCTAAATATTAGAGGTGGAATCATGAGTTGTGAAAATTGTAAATTAGAATCACGAATGGAATCAGTCGAAAGCAGTATCCGGCAGATTAAAGAGGAACATATCGGGCAATTGCTTAAAACGAATGAAATATCAGTAACCTTTGAGTATATCAAGGAGAAGCTTGAGAAACTTGAAGCGAAGATTGACAAGATCACCGAAGCACCGGCCAACCGGTGGAACACAGTTATCAATACTTTAATCTCAGGAGTGGTCGCGGCGATAGTAGCGGCTTTTATGTTGTCTATATTGAAGTAGTTGGACAAGTATGGTATAATGGAATAAATAGGGTTGCCTAGCTAGCATAAAAGTGTTTGAGTGCCACTACATTCAAACACTTCCCCTAATAAAATATCTTAGTGGAGATGATTTTATGGGAAAATACAAGGAGGGTAACTATATCCAGTTGCCTAGGAAAGTATTCAATGATTACACGTATGAAGAATTACCGATGTATTCTAGATGGATATATACGGTAATGTGTGAACTGGAACATAAATATACCGGGAAGAAAGAAGATTATTTCTTCCGAAGTGACGAAGATTTATCCAGTGATTGCGGATTATCTTTAAGGACAATACAGAGGTATAAAAAGCAACTGATTGACCTCAAATTAGTGCAACATTGGAATACTCATTTCAAAGATATAAAAACCGGAAGACTCTCGGAAAAGAAAGTTTCAGCATATAGAATATTATAAGCAAAACGCCTGTGAGGCACTTTGCCCAAAACGTCTGTGAGACACCTAGCAAAACGTCTGTGAGGCGTACTATATAAGAATAGACTTGTATTTAAGAATAGACTATATATAATTAAGATTTAGTAAATAACATAGTGCATTCGCAAACTCATGCACATACATATCTCTAAAGGCGCCTTTAAAGGGTGCTTTTTATTTTAAGGAGGAAATAAAATGAAAATAGCAGAAAGATTGAGAAACAAAGTATTTCTTACATCACTGGTAGCTCTTATAGTAATGGTAGCAAAGCAGTTCAACTTATTTGAAGTGCCGGACAACTGGGAAACATTGCTTAACTCAGTATTGGCATTGCTTATCATGCTGGGGGTAGTTATTGACCCAACAACGCCAGGCATAGGGGATGGTAAGTAATGTTACCTATTACAGAAATGTTGTTAAGGAACCACAACCGGCCTAAAAAGAAGCTCATACAACTTAAAGGCATAGTTATTCACTATACAGCAAATACAAGCCACGGAGCTAATGCAGCTGCTAATAGAAACTTTTTCAACTCAACCGACAGTTCCGTATCAGCGCACTATATTGTGGACGATAAGCAGATAATCCAATGTATCCCTGACGATGAAGTGGCATGGCATGTAGGAGCTAAAAAGTATGCGGTATTAGGTGAACTACTGAGAACAAAACCATATTCGCCTAACTACTATACCATAGGCATAGAAATGTGTGTCAACTCTGATTCCGATTGGAGCAAAACATATTCAAATACGGTTGACCTGGCAAAACATCTATTACAGAAACATAAACTAACCGTAGACAACCTGTATAGACACTATGATATAACTGGGAAGGAATGTCCTAAAATGATGGTTCCGGGCACAGAATGGGAGAAGTTTAAAGCAAGCGTTTTAAATGCTCTACAGCGTGTCGAAATCATGTTCAAGGGCAAATCCTTAGACATACCATTAAAGATTGAATCGGGGGTATCATACGCGCCTATACGAGCATTGTGTGAGGGTATGAATTATAAGGTTGTATGGGACAACGATAAAAAGCAAATACTAATTGATTAGGGAGTATTTCTACTCCCTAATTCCCACTTAAAGCATTGGTTACTGTAAGTACTCCATGTTGGTAAAAGTCCATATGATCTTATAGCCGGTTGGGTATATGATGATCTTTTCAATAAAAATGCCGATAAACTCCCTCTTCTCTTCGAGGTTCCCGGCCTCAAATATATTCCTGCTGTCTTTCAACAAGCCCTCCAAAACGCTGAAATCCTTCTCCTGGTATTCTACAATTTGGGTTTGCAGCATATCCCTTTCATTGTTCAATTTATCCAATCTAACATTTAACGCATTTAAAGGCGTTTTGCCGAGTTGATACAAGTCAACGACTCTTTCTATCTGCAAGTCAATTTCCTTTATCCTAGACTCTATTACGGTGTTAGGATTAGTATTAGATTCTATGGACAAGTTCTCTATATCTCTTTTATAATCTAAGCCAAAGATTCTATCTTTTATTATATTATCAAATTCAATACAATTCATATTTTGGTTTTTACAGGACGGGTCCACAATCATATGTCTTGCTTTTTTACTTCTGGAGTAGCAAGCGTAATATTTGTAGTTATTATCTTTATAGTAGGTATTATGTTGTACTCCGTATCTAGCCCCACAGTTACCACAATATAAAAACCCTCCAAGCAGAGAGTTATAGTTTTGCGACCGCCTTATAAACTTGCTACGTTTATCCTTTACCATTTCAAAATCTTCATCTGATATAATAGCTTCATGCTGCCCTTCATACTCTTTTATCCTGCCACAGTAAACCGGGTTGTCAAGCACATCCGCAATAGTACTAGAATATGTCCAATCTCCATATTTGTTCTTATATTTGCCCTGCATGATTCTTGATATTTTGTTTATTCCGTTGCCCTGCAAATACAATTCGAATATTTCTTTAATTTGCAGTGCTTCATATTCATTGATGATTAGTTGACCATTGGTGTAATCATATCCTATAGGGCTGAATGGTCCACCATGAAACAGCCCTGACTTCTCCCTCTCAACTTGTCCCATAATCGACCGCTCTCTTATATTCTCCCTTTCTAACTGAGCAAATACAGATAATATCCCTATCATTGCACGTCCAAATGCTGTAGTAGTGTCAAATGATTCATTCATGCTTACGAAGTCAACATTGTTCTTCAGCAATACATCTTCAATAAGGTAGAGAGTGTCCTTCTGACTACGGCTGAGCCTGTCCAACTTATACACAAGCACGATGTCAAAGTTGTGTATATCTTCTATCAATCTTTTCATTCCCGGTCTGTCCAGGTTACTCCCGGTATACCCCGGATCAATATATTCCGCTGCCAATGTCCAGCCTTTAGCATCACAATAGCTTTTAAGCCGTTCTTTTTGTGCCTGTATGCTAAATCCTTCTGTCTGCTCCTGTGTCGACACTCTTATATAAGTTGCTACTCTCTTCATAACTTCTCCTTATCTAAAATTGCAAAATACAACATTTTTCGCTACTCTATGCCCCTTTTTTAATGTCTTCTTGGCTGGACATCAGTATGCCGAGTGCCATTCCCTTTCCTTTTTCAGTTGCGTCCCTAAATAATTTCAACAATTCCTTTTCTTCATCAGATAAGTTTAAGCTTATATTCGGCTTGTCATCCCAACCCATTAGATGTGCAGGACTTGTTTTTAACGCCTTTGCCAACTTTTCAATTTTGCTTAAATGCACATTGCAAATGTCTATTTCCCCACATTCATATCTTTGTAACGTTGCCATTGTTATTCCTACCTTTTCAGACACTTGCGATAATGTGAGTCCAAGTTCACTTCTTCTAGTTTTTATAAAATCCTTCGTATTCATCAATTATTCCACCCTTCATAATCCTTAAAAACATTATAACATTATTATCGTGTAGCGCAACGAAAAAGTTTTAAAAGTTTATAAATATTACTTGACACGTGATATTTATAGTGATATTATACTTACATGGGACGTAAAAACAAATATGAAAAAGGAGGTGCGACATGCAAACAAACAAAATAAAATCGTATATGGCCTTGCATGGGTTTACAATAAAATCATTGGCCGCAGAGTTAGGGATTGCAACAAAAACTATGTCTTCAAAGATAAGCGGTAAGGCGTATTTTACAGTTAACGAGGCGCGTAAAATTACAGAATTATTACGAATAGAAAATCCCACAGATATTTTTTTCAACTAAACTTACGTGACGCGTAAAAAAAGAAAGTGAGGTTAAATATGAACGAATTACAGATTTTCAATTATAGCGAGAATCAGGTAAGAACAGTTTTAAAGGATGGACAACCCTATTTTGTGGCCGTCGATGTATGTGGAGTATTAAACCTTAGCAACCCATCGGAATCAATGAAGGGACTCGACGATGACGAAAAAAGCACCCTAAGAATTACTGAGGGTGGTCCGGAAGCTAATATAATAACAGAATCCGGGTTATATTCCCTAATTATCAGAAGCAACAAGCCGGAAGCAAAGAAATTCAAGAAGTGGATAACCGCAGAAGTATTACCAACTATCCGTAAAACTGGCGGTTATGTATCAAACGACGAAATGTTTGTAGCAACATATCTCCCATTTGCGGATGATACAACAAAAACCATGTTCCGCAGCACGCTTGAAACCGTCAGGAAACAAAACGAACTGATTCTAAAACAGCAGAAAGAAATCGAATACAAAGAGGATGTAATAATAAATCTGATCGATGAAGTGGAACTGGCAGAGAAACGACAAGTATTAAACCGAGTAGTAAGGCACAATGGAGCAAACTTCCAAGAACGATGGAAAGAACTTTACAGACAGTTCGAAATGAAATACCACATTGACATTAACAAGCGTATGAAATCCTACAACGAAAGTCATAAACCCAAAATGAAAAACAAACTTGATTATTTGGACAAGGTTATGGATAAAGTTCCGGAGCTTTACGAAATCGCATGCAAGCTTTACGAGAATGACGTAAAAGAACTAACGAAGCAAATGTATCAAATTAACGAAGCTGTATAGGAGGTGACATATATGGGAGAAAAAGTTTTAACAGTTAAAGAGGCCATTATAGAGGCGCTGGACGGGTTGAGCGAAACTGAGCAAATGTTTTTATTTGATATAGTTCACGGAATAAACAATGGCTTGGTATCGGAAGTTCAGTATAAAAGCGATACATATGAAAATGTTACAACACAAACGGTATTAACCATAGGCTAAAGCAGTATAAGGACAAGCCATTAAAAACAAGTATAGAAAGGAGATAAAACCATGAATAAAAAATATGAACTGACTAGCGACTTTACAGTGTGGTGCGGAAGAAAACTTTTTAGAATCAAAGCTCTAATATCATTTGGGAATGTGAGTGCTGGCGAAATCGGAGGATATATAGAAAAAGAGGAAAACCTCAAGGTGTCCGGCGATGCTTGGGTGTACGACAATGCTAGGGTGTCCGGCAATGCTAGGGTGTCCGGCGATGCTAGGGTGTCCGACAATGCTAGGGTGTCCGACAATGCTAGGGTGTACGGCGATGCTTGGGTGTCCGGCAATGCTGAGGTGTCCGACAATGCTGAGATGTCCGGCGATGCTAGGGTGTCCGGCGATGCTGAGGTGTCCAAAAGGACGCATATGTTACAGATAGGTTTTATCGGCACTCGCGATGCAGTAACAACTTTCTTCCGCGTTAAAACTAACGAGATACATGTAGTATGCGGATGCTTCATGGGCAGCATAGGCGAATTTGAAAAGGCAGTAGAGGAAGCTCACAAAGGTACAAAGCACGAAACAACTTACAAACTAGCGATACAGCTTGCAAAGGCACAAATAGAGCTTACCTCTGAGGATGAGGCATGAAGCCATATCCAACCGAGATACAGAAGAAATTATATCTGCTGGCTTTAAGGATAGCAGCAAAGGGAAAGCAAGCCTAATAAATATAAGGGGGATTAACTCAATGAAAAGAATCAAGTTTTGGGCAAGTTGTATAAAAATGGTATGGGATGACAGAAATTCTAAATCATGCAGAGCAAAATGGCGCAGACTAGCAAAGGCATTTCAAAAGGCTAGTGACGCAATGGGGTTGTAGCATGTTACGCGAAATGGTAGAAGCAAAGGTAGGCTACATATCGCCGGGACTGTGGAAGGAATCTCTAGTAGTAGCCAAAGCAGATATAAGGGCGCACAGAGAAGCAGGGTGCAAAGACTTCGACGCTAGGAGCAAGCCGCAACAGTTGGAATATATAGCCTTTACAATGGCGGTTTATATCATAATGACGGTTAAACAAATTTAAGGAGGTAGAAAAATGAAGAAAACATTACTCGAATGGATAAAAGACTGGAGTAATAACAGAAGAAGTTTTGCGGTAAAGGGGCTTGCTCCTGGTAGTATTGTAGAATTTAACGAAACCGGAATGTGTTTCAAACGTAGTATGCATGGCTTAAACCTATCTATCGAATGGGAACTCGTACAACAGCCTATCCCATTTTGGGAAGCAGTAAAAGCATACAGTGAGGGTAAGACAATAAGATGTGAATGGGGAAACGGTTTAAGGAGTGTGTATAAAAACGGGACCATGGTAAAGGCATTAATAGAAATAACCTTTGGAGTGAAAATCCCAATATGCCCTAAAGAAATTTTACAAGGTGTCTGGTATATGGAGGATGACAATGAGTAAACCAACAAACAGAGAGAAACTATATTTTGCTATAGGCTTAACAATATTTATGCTGGTATGGGGCTGGCTTGGATATTTGGATAGCTTGTATGGATGCATATAAGGGGGAGGTATAAAAATGCGTGATATAAGGTTTAGAGCATGGGATAAAAAAGACAATGTGATGCGACAGGTTAGTATGATGACCGTAACGGGAGGGGAACTTGCGAAATACGAAACATACTACTTTTCGACAGAGACAAGTGACAACAAAGGGTTTAGATATGCGTTGGAAGTAGAAATCATGCAATCCACAGGCTTAAAGGATAAGAACGGTAAAGAGATATATGCAGGGGATATATACGACATAGGAATTTGCACGAAGATTATAAGACCTGAGCATTTTGTTGAAGATACCTATGAACTTATGAAAATGCTTGAAGATAATGCAACTGTTGAAGTAGTCGGGAATATATACGAGGAATAAAAAGAAAGCCACTATATAAGCGGCTAAAGAAAATAACTTAACTACAGTATACAAAATATTAAGGAGGTAGTCAAATGTTAGAAGCTAATTACATAGGGGAAATCCCAAATATAGATATAGAGAATATGAAACTTGTAGTAAATAACCAAATTAAAATAACCATATCGGAGCTTGAAATATCTCTTGATGAAGCAGATGCAAAAGAGCTGCTTGACGGATTGGAGGAAACATTAATACCGTGGGAAGATACCAGGTCAGGACTTGAATCTAAAATTGAGGATTTGAATGAGGAAATAGAAAGGCTGACAGCATTAGTAAAAGAGAACGAAGAAGGGGGAAATAGATAATGAAACAGAAAATTATTGAACTTTTGAGGTCAACACAAAGACCTGGCATAGAAAACCTTATCAACTACATGGAGAATGAAAGCGACTTTTTTACAGCTCCATGCTCAACACAGTATCACTTATCTAAAGAAGGTGGACTAGCTGAACATAGTTTGAATGTATTCCATAAAATGTGGGACACGGCGGCAGCAATGGGTTTTGCGTTTCAAGGAGATAAAGAGGAAAAAAGAAGCAATATCATAATAACCGCCTTGCTTCATGACTTAGGGAAGTCTGGCCAGTACGGTAAACCTAACTACGTACCAAATTATTTAAAGGGTGGGAAAATATCGGAATCAAAACCCTTTGAAACCAACAAAGAATTACTGGCTGTACCCCACGAAATAAGGTCAATACATATAGCAAGCCAATACATAGAGCTTACAGAGCAGGAATCATTCGCTATCTTAATGCACAATGGTTTATACGGCGATCTGAAATATGCGTATAGCGGTAAAGAAACTCCATTGTCTATGTTGCTTCACTTTTCGGACCTATGGTGTGCAAAAGCTGTGGAGGTAGAATAAATGGCAGGAAACTTTGATTTAAACGACTATATCCAAGTTAATGAACGCATAGAAAAGTTTTACGAAAAGTATCCTGATGGAAGTTTGCAGACAGAGATAATCAGCAATTCTAACGGCGAAGTAATAATAAAAGCTTCTGCCTATAGAACCGGAGAGGATAGGCATCCAACAACAGGACACGCAATGGAGAAGGAAGGTAGTAGCTTTATAAACAAGACTTCACACATAGAGAATTGCGAGACATCGGCAGTAGGTAGAGCCTTAGCAATGATGGGATTTGAAATTAAAAAGTCAGTAGCCTCAAGGGAAGAAGTAGCAAACGCTAAGTTAAATCAAGATAGAGACCCATATACACCGCCAAAAGCTCCACAGACACCGCCACAACACGAAAACAGCGAGTTAATATCAAAACCCCAAGCCAACAGAATATTTGCTCTCTCTGGCGGTAATGCGGATATATGCAAGGAAGTGCTAAAAACATTCGGCTATACCAAGTCTGAGGAAGTACAAAAGAAGCACTATGAAGCAATCTGCAAAGCAGTACAGGAAGTAGGCGCAAGGGCTGATAGTGATAAGGATAAACTACCGTGGAAGGATTAAGGCAGTGCGATAACTGCCATTCCTCCCACTGCATAGAAAAGCATCATGTATTCGGTGGAGCCAATAGAAAAATATCAGAGAAATACGGCATGGTCGAGGACTTATGCGCCGAGTGTCACAGAGGTAACAACGGAATACACTTCAATAAAGAAATGATGTTGAGGTATAAGCAGAAGCATCAAAGGATATTTGAAGAAAAATATGGACATGAAGCCTGGATGGAATTGATAAAGAAAAATTATCTTTAGGAGGGGTAGCAGTGCAAGACTTAATAATTGAAATGAAACAGGCTAGAACGCAGTTAAATGACTGTCTAACCTTTTATAAACAAAACGGAAGGTTACTAGCAGAATCAGAGAAAAAATACCGCATAGCCTTACGTAAAGAGTTCCTACGGCTACATCTCGAAGATAAGGTTGCATGGACAGCTTGCGGAGAACTGGCAAGGGGCGAGGAAACAGTGGCAGAATTGAGATTTACAAGGGATATAAGGAAATCGGATTATGAATGCTGCTATGAGAAAATCCTCCAGCTTAAAACGGAGATAAGGATATTAGAAAACGAGATCGGGGCAGAGAGAAAAGGAATGTAATTTTTAATACCCATATAGGGGGTGATAGATTGAAGGAGGTTAGAAAGATAAATGCAATACAGCGAAAAGGATATAGAAAACATGATGATAGAGGACGTCACAATAATTGATGAAGACTTAGAAGTTATAGGTAATCAAATATCATTAGGTGGATACGGAACACTGGATATATTGGCATTCGATACCGCAAAACAAGAATATGTAATCATTGAGCTAAAAAGCGAGGTTATAAACGATAAGGCAATTACTCAGTTGATGCGGTATATAGTAGCACTTGAAGATTATCTTGAAGAAATAGAGGATAACACTTATATCTATCCGGTAAGAGGTATAGTGGCTGCACCCAAAATTGATGAAGAAGCAAAATCAACTTTAAGGTATGTCCAAGATAAAATAGAGTATTACGAAATCAATATTAACCTCACATCCGAGTCACATAATTACATTAGGGTAAAAGATAAGTCAGATTTTAAAAGTGGGTTAGCTGCTTTCAAAGCAATAGTAGAAGAGTTTTCACCAGAACAATATGAAATACCAGAAGAACCGCCGAAAGAAGAACTGGAACAACCACAAGAAGGTGATTAAATGGCATGGATAAGCGTACATGAACAAGTCGCAGGGATGAAACTTAGAGAATTATCAAAAAGTATTGGCTGCTCACAAAAAGAAGCTTTAGGTATAGTGGTTTCGCTGTGGTTGTGGGGTATAAATAATGCTACAAAAGACGGTGAATTGAAAAGTTCGGACAAAAATGATATAAAAGACGCTTTGTCCGTTGGACTGTCCATAGGATTATCTACGGATAAAATAGTGGACAGTCTGGTAGAAAAGCGCTGGATAGATTATGCAAACGGTGTATACATACTCCATGATTGGGATATATGGCAGGAGCAATGGTATAAGGCATTAGACCGCCGAGCTTACGACGCCAACAGAAAGCGCATGGAGAGAAAACAACAAGACAAAAAATGTCCACAGGAAAATCCACAGGACAGTCCACCGGAAAATCCGTTGCTACCGTCACCGTCACCGTCACCGTCACCGTCACCTAAACGTAAACCGAAACCAGACCATAAAGAAGATATATATAGTGTATTCGACCATTATTGTGAAGTCTTTGCAGGGTATTACAAAACGATATCTTTAACACCTGCGAGAATAAAGCACATCAATGCAAGACTAGATAAATATTCAGTAGACCAAATAAAACTAGCCATAACCAATATTAGAACAAGCAAGTATCATCTAGGGGAAGAGCAGAACAACGACAAGTTTTACGCGACATTAGAATTTATCTGTAGAAATGATGAAACCCTTGAAAAATGGATTAATCATATACCTAAGAAGTCAGGCAATAAGAACACTAATAAAGCATTAGAGTTATACACCCAAGCTAAAGAGGAGGAAGGTGAACCGGTATGGTAAAAAGTGACATGATGAAAATATTGGCGGTACTAACACAGATGTATCCTAAGTTTGAAGTGAACGATATAAAAGCACAGATATTCTTCGAATTACTCGGTGATCTGGAATATAACATGCTACAAACCGCAGTAAAGAAGCATATGCTATTGAGTGAATTTCCTCCAACAATAGCGGAGTTACGGAAGTTGTCGGTAGAAATAACAAACCCATCTATGCAAGTAACTGCCGCTGAAGCTTGGGGAGAAGTGGAAAGGGCAATACGGAACCATGGCATGTGGGATATACAAAAAGCATTGGAATCTATGAGTGAACAGACTAGGAAAATAGTAAAATTCATGGGATTTGAAAGCATATGCATGTCTGAAAATATAGAAGTAACTAGAGGGCAATTCCTTAAAATGTATGGACAAGTTGAGACAAGAGAAAAAACAGAAGCATTACTGCCTGAGAACTTGAAGGAAGATATAAAGGCATTAACAGATAATATCGGAAAACCAATGTTGATAGAGGGTATACAGCTTAATGATAGGTTGAGGTGATGAAATGATTAATAAAGGGATTATCGAGAAGCGTGAGGGCTGTATGTGGGGAATGGAGGAAAAATGTTAATAGAAAAGCATATTGACGGATATGTAAGGGATAAAGTTGCAATAGCAATGGATAGGCTGAAAGCATTTGAACCAGAGGAAGGGTATTATCTAGCGTTTAGCGGTGGCAAGGATAGCCAATGTATATATCATTTAGCGGTTGAAGCTGGCGTGAAGTTTGATGCACATTATAACCTTACTACGGTAGACCCTCCAGAGCTTGTAAGATTTATAAAAGACAATTATCATGATGTTGGCATTAACTACCCTAATACAAAGAAACGTACATAAGGGCAATTAAGAGATGGCTTCCTGGATATTTAGAAAGATGCAAGAAACGTCAAGCAGAACCATTTTTAAAAACAGCAGAAGCATGGTTTAACTGGTGGACAGGACACGGCGAAGATTTAATAATCGATTACACAGATTCATTTTTAGAAGATGATTTAGTGAGGTAGCCTATGAAATACACAGAATACGAACAAGACCAAATAAATATGAGGTAGAAATATGTTTTATTGGAACGCACAGAGAGAAGGTAGGTTAAGAAACCTATATGAGCAAGGTATCCCACTACATGAGATAAGATTTACCTTAAGGTGCACATATGAGACATTGAGGGATAAGATAAGCGAGTTGGGGTTGGAAAGGAGCTGCAATGGATAAATCAATACTACTCTGCACTAGAGACATAGAAAATATGTGGCGAAACGGAATCCCTCTATCAAAAGCAATCCGGCACATGCAATATCTACTAACACCATATGAGGTAAGGGCGGCTAAAGAGGAGCTACGGAAAATAGCTGATAGTAAGAGGTTGATGTATAAGAATTATAAAGACCATAAGGGGGCGAAAAGATGAAATACAAAGGTAAATATAAAAAATGCAGAACATGTGTACATGCAATTGAACCGTTAATGGTTATGGTAATAGTAAAAGAATCGTGTCCTAAAGCAATAAAATTTTCATCGGGGCCTATGGTAGATAAAATGACTTGCGAGAACTGCGAAAAGTGGGAGGACAAGCCACAGCCTATATTCTGCGAGGAACCATCTGAGAGCATATATACAGGGAGAGAGTTATGAAACTATGCAGAGCATGTTCAAACAGCATAATCATAGACATGGAAACCAACATCTACAAATGCAAGCTAACAGGCAGAACAGTAAGCGGTAATTGTGAGTGCCAAACAGGGCAATACATAGCAGGGCAAGCGGTAAAAGCAAAGAAACCAAGCAAGTATAATAATAAAAAAACTATAGCAGACGGTCAGGAGTTCGCAAGTCAACGCGAGGCTGTGAGATATGGTGAGTTAAAACTACTACAACAGGCCGATGAGATAACAGCACTTAATACTCAGGTATGGTTTTTACTGGAGCCGAAAAATGACAAGAACAGAGAAAGCTATTATGTGGCAGATTTTACGTATTACGATTTAAAACGCAAGGAATTTGTTGTAGAGGATGCGAAAGGCTGTAGGACACAAGTATTCGTCAATAAGAAAAAAGCCATGTATAACAGATATGGTATTGACGTACGGGAAGTATAACTTGGAATGCCATTTAAAACGCACACAATGACGCATGAGTGATTTTTACAGCAAAGGAATAGGATTATACCTATAGACATGCGAAAACGATTTAAAACGATTTTAGGAGGGTAAAAATGAAAACTAAATTATTAATAGTCTTATGTATAATACTTACAACTTTATTATTTGTGCAAGTGGTAGAATGCAACGATGAGCTAAGTAAACAAAAACATATAATTGAAACCCTACAGGTGCAGGGAGTACCACAGGAGAACCGCATAACCCTAGATGGGGCGTACACCTTAATACGCACTACAGAGGATTATATATATCTTAATAGCCTGGAGATAGACCGGGAGCAATGGGAGAGTGCTACAAAGCATACAGACATCAATAATATTACATGGTATGAGATTATAGAGGATGGGTATATCAAGGTGTATGCAGAGGGGCATGTGATGCCTGATAGTGTGCATTGGTATGCACCGTATTAGGAGGGGTAAGGATGGGGCTTACAGTTTATCTCTACTTTTCATAAAATTAAGTAATAAGTAAAAGGGAGGTCATACCATGAGAGAAGCATTAGAAAAAGCTATGAAATTGCT